GAAAGGTTTGGTTCATTAGAATATACAGGAGGATGGATTGAAGAAGGTGGAGAGATAAATTTCGGGGCTTATGATGTACTCAGGACTAGAATAGGTAGATGGTTTAATACTGAATACAATATACTGCCTAAGTTACTTATAACCTGTAACCCAAAAAGGAACTGGATGTATGAAGAGTTTATACAGCCATTTAGAGCAAATAAATTACCATCTTCACAGGCATTTATAGAAGCATACGTAACTGATAACCCATACATAGATAAAGAGTATATTATTAATCTTAAATCTATTAAAGACCAGTCTAAAAAAGAGAGGTTATTATTAGGTAATTGGGATTATGACAATGACCCTAACAGAATTTACTCCGATGACGGGTTAGATAATTTGTTAACTAATGAATTTATTCAGCCTGAAGGTAAAACTTTTATTACTTGTGATGTCGCAAGGTTTGGAGCTGATAAAACTGTTATAATGGTTTGGCAGGGCTTTGTACTATCTGATATTCATATAATAGATAAATCTGGTATTGATGAGGTTGTATTGACTATAAGACAAATGGCAAATAAATACAATGTTGCTAGGAGTAATATAGTACTTGACCAGGACGGAGTTGGTGGAGGTGCTGTTGATGTGTTAAAAGGTTCTAAAGGTTTTACCAATAATGCTAAAGCAATAGTTAATAAGTTCAAGAATGAGAACTATAAAAACTTAAAGGCTCAATGTTATTTTAAGAGTGCTGAGAGGGTTAATGATTATGGTATTTACATTTCTCCCAATGTTGCAAATAAATGTTGGCAAGAATTAAAAGAAGAGCTTGCGAGTATCAAACAGGCTAACCCTGATAATGATGAGAATAAGTTAGGTATTATTGCAAAGGATAAGATTAAAGAGAGCATAGGACGTTCTCCCGATTATGCGGATTGTTTTATGATGAGGGAGTATTTTGAACTTGCTAAAAAGTCAGTTAGAGCTGTTGCATAACTTTTTACTTTTGTATTACAATTTTATTATTATATTTGATTTTCAAACAAACTATTTAACAATGAAAAAAGACAAAAGATTTAAGATTAAGCATGAAAACAGTTTTATGTTTCTGCTGGTAGTACTAACAATATTTACAAGCTGTTTATTCTATTGTGAAAAGGCATATCTGTTTATTAAAAAGCTATTTAAGAAATGAAGATACTTAACTTATATGCTTGTTTAGGTGGCAATAGATATAAATGGAATGAGGTTAAAAGTGACATTGAAGTTACGGCTGTTGAATTAGATACAGAGTTAGCAGAGTTGTATCAGGAGAGGTTCCCTAATGATAAAGTAATAGTAGCAGATGCTCACCAATATTTATTAGACCATTATAAAAAGTTTGATTTTATATGGAGTTCCCCTCCATGCCCTACACATAGCAGGGCGAGATATTGGAAAAGCTCAAACTATGATACTACAACAGATGCAGTTTATCCTGATATGAAACTTTACCAGGAGATAATTTTTTTAGAGCATTATTTTAAGGGTAAATATGTAGTTGAGAATGTAATACCATATTATGAGCCTTTAATATCAGCAAAAAAAAGGGGGCGTCATTTATATTGGACTAATTTCAATTTGCCTACAAATCTAAATGATAGAAGATTTAATATTTCATCAGCAAAACAAGAGTTTAAAGGGTTGTGTAAATTCCATGAATACGATTTTAGTAAATACAATGGAGAACAAAACAAAACAAAAATTGCACGGAATTTAGTAGACTATGAAGCTGGTAAAACAATATTTGAAACAGTATTAGGAATTTATAAAAGCGATAACGCAAAACAAACAACACTATTTTAAGATGAATATAAACAGCAAAGATTATTTATTAGATAAGCTTATTAGAATAGAGGTATCTAATTACAGGAGGATAGGACTATTAACAGAGGGTAGGTATAAGAGAGAGCCGTTAGGATATTTTCAGGAGCTTAGAACTATTTACAGTCAGTTAAGTAAAGAGGATATTAAACAGCTTATTAATATCAAGCCTAAAAGCGATTGTTTTAAGAGATGAATATACTAGAGCTTTTTGCAGGATCAAGAAGTATAGGAAAAGAAGCAGAGAAGCAAGGGCATAATGTATTTAGTGTTGATTGGACTAATTATGATAACATAGATTTAGTTATTGACATTGGTAAGCTTAAGACTTCTGATGTTCCTTTTGTTCCTGATATGGTATGGGCTTCTCCAGATTGTACTACTTACTCAATTGCTGCTATTTCACATCATAGAGATGGTGTTTTACCAAAAACTGATTATGCTAAAAAATGCGATGCAGTTAATATACACATTCACCATCTTATTAAAGAATGGTTAAAAATAAACCCTAATCTAAAATATTACATAGAGAATCCTAGAGGCATGATGAATAAAATGGATTTTGTTAAACATTGTCAAGTTGCAACAGTTTGGTATTGTCAGTATGGAGATACGAGAGCAAAGCCTACCCATATTTTCACAAACAATTTAAGGACTTTATTTAACCCTAATGGATGGCAGCCAAGAAAAGAATGCTTTAATGGTAATACTAAGTGCCATCATGAATCTGCACCTAGAGGAAGTAAAACAGGTACTCAAGGAAAAAAAGGTAGTTATGAGAGATCAAAGATACCTGAGCAACTTTGTGAAGAAGTGATTAAAAACACTTTTTAAAATTTTATTATATTTATAACATGGAAAAGAAAGAAGTAAAGGCTAAAAAGCCAGCAGCAAAGGCTAAGAAGCCCGTTAAAGTAGAGTTAAAAGATAAACTAAATGAGATAGCAGAGTTTATTGATAAAACTATTGTAGAAGAGCGTAATAAACAATTAAGTACTGTTGCTTGTGCTAGGTTAGGTAAGATAAAGCAAGACCTTTTATTTATCAGCAGAAACATCATTAAATAATGCTGAAAGTAACTATCCTCGATAAACCATATCAAATACGTAATAACTGGAATGATAACACTATTAAACAAATGGGTGCAGCTCAGAAATATATTGATGCTATGCCTAAGTGGTTATCTAATTACATTTATTCAGATCAAGATGAGCCGGTAAGCGAAGCCAAACTATTAGACTTTTATATTGACTGGATAGAGCTTTTCAGTGATATACCTAGAGAATATTTAGAGTCTGAAATAAGTGTTAATAAAGCTGATGAGTTAAGCTTGATTGAAATATTTAACATGGTTGCTAAGTTCTTAGGGGAACCATCACAGGATGATATTGGTACTTCTGATACAATTACTTTAAACAAAAAAAAGTATGTTTTAATTAAATCTGTTAAGACTGCCGGAGGTATTGATAAGATGTTAGGAGGTGCGACGTATAAACATTTCTCCGAATCGCAGGCTTTATCAACTTTGTTTCAATCCAAGCAGTATAGAAAATGGAACTACCTAAGTAAGATAACAGCAATACTATTTAGAGAAAAAGAAGATGAGCAGTATAATGAAGATATTATAGATATGAGGGCAAAGGCTTTTGAAAATCTTACAATATCTGAAGCGTACAAAGGTTATTTTTTTTTGCAAGAGCATACCAGCAAATTACAAAAGTCTATGCTAACATCTTTGATGGAAAAAAAGGCAAAGCTACGAACACGAAAAGCGAAGCTATTGTTAAAAATCTTTTTTGGCAAAGCAAAGCTTATAAGATTGCTGAAAAGGGTATTTTCAATCAAGAAAACAAAACTCCTTTAGATAGTGTTTACAGTACTAATATGTGGAAGGTGTTAGAGTTCATAAGCATAGAAACAGCAGAGGAAACTTATAAGGCAGAATTAACTCAGCAGGCTCATGATGATGCTATAAAAAAGCAGCGTAAGCGATGAACAAAGAGGACTTTCTAAAAGAAATATTAGAAGCTTGTTCAGTTTTTCACTGGGAATTTTATGGTACTTATAAAAATTATCAGATTGTAGCAATTACTCCCAGCTTTATACAAATATCGATAGTTCACTTCCATAGTAAAGAGCAATGGGCAGAGGTTGTGGATTTCAATAATGATGAGGGCTTAATTGATAGAATGATAGATAGACTATAAATGTTTTAAAAATTTATTATATTAGTGGAAACTTTAAAAACAAACAATATGACAATCAAAGATTTTATTTCGGTACTTATTATTATGTTTTCAGTAGCTGCAATGTTTATTTTAGATTTAATATGAACTACCCTAAAATACTAATAGGCTTTCCTACATCTTCAGTTAAAGATTACTGCTTAGATGACTTTGTAAAGCAGATAACTACTTTTACATATCCTTTGTATGATATCTTTGTAGTAGATAACAGCCAGGATAAAAGCCATGTTACTGAATACCATAAAAGAGGTATTAAGGCTATTCACGAACCTTTAAACGGTGATTTTAGAGAAGAGTTAGCAAGGCATCAAAACATCATAAGAGAATACTTTTTAAATGGTGACTATGACTATTTAATGATGATTGAATCTGATGTATTTACAGGTGAATGTATATTAGAAAAGCTTGTAAGCTATGCGGAATGTTCTGGAGCTGGTGCAGTTACCTGTACTTATGAGATAAACAGAGGGGAGCCTACTTTATGCTTAACATCTACCAGTGATTATAGATCAGTAAGGAGTGAAAAGATTTTAGAGCGGT